CGATCCACATTATCCCAAAGATATTAGTAAGATTATGCAACAAGACAAACAATATGATTTTTTAAGTAAAATAGGTATGCCAGAGGAACATCAATATAAATATCTTGAACCGATAGCAAAAGCTATTCTTGAAGGTAAAATTGATGATCCAACAAGAGGCGCAAAATGGTTTCACACCAGGAAGATAAAACCTTACTGGATTAAAGGCAAAGAAGTTAAGTTGGCTTTAGGAAATCACATTTTTTATTAACAAGACTAGGAAAAGATATGACAACACAAAATACAATGCCAAATTTGGAAACATGGGTGAAACAATTAAATGGGACACTTAATGTTTCCGAAGTGGCTAAAACAAATGGTGCAATGAAAGAATCGGATTTTGTAAAAGAATACCGGGTTTATTTAACCATAGAAGGTAAATGTTTAATGACATTAACCAATGGCAAATTTCCGCCTAAAAGAGCAATTCCTAATTTAAGATTAACATTTAACGAAACAACCAATCGTTTAATGAGCGCAACAGTTTTGTCTGGGGGTAAAGTATGAGCATCAACTCGCATTTAAAAGTTCACAAAGCTAATGCGATAAAACACAAAAAAGCTAAAGCTGGATTGGAAACTTTGGTGCATCCAAATTTACCTATGAAATCTTTAAAGCATAAGCCTACAAAACATAAACCTACTAAAAAAAGGAAATAATATGGAAACTAAAGCATGGTTAATTGAGGAATTTGATTATCAAGGTAATCTTGTTTGGAAAATGATTTCATTCTTTGAACCGGATAGTTTAGAATGGATGAAAGATTTAAAAGGAACAAAACATAATCTCACAATTACTTCTCTAATTGCTGGCGAAGTAAAAAAAGTTGAAGGGGTTAAAAAGTATGATTCATCTAAATTTGTTATTGGTTTATAAAGTTCTTTGTGTATTGTTATGGTTTATTATTTTTATAGTTTTAGGAATGGTTCTTTTTTATCTAATAGAGGATTATTTAAATGACTAAATTAATTGAAGCCATTGTTGATTTTCTTAAAATAGGTGGAATTATTGGTTTATTTATAGGAATTTATACTTTAATTGATTTATTATTTATAAGATGAATACATTTAGATATTTAGTTATTGATGACTTTGGTGATGCGATCAGAAAATTTATGACAAAGCATGAAGCCATGTTTTATGTTTTGAATAAGCCAGATCATAAGATTAAAAAACTTGATGTGCCAAAGATTAATGTATTTGATTTAATTAAAGACGAACCATTATTTTAAGGAAATAGAATGATTGAACAAGACAAGATAGGATTTAAGTCAATGATGGATACAGTAACAACACTTTATCAAAAACCACAACTCGATATTGATACATTAAGAATTTGGTTCAATAAACTAGAAAAGTTTGAATTTCATGTAGTAACTAAAGCATTTGATAAATGGGTTGATAACAATAAATTCTTTCCCAGTATTTTTGACATTTTGCAACTCTGCCGGGAAAAACCAATAGAGTTTGTTCAATTAAAAGCTCCCACATTAACAAAACAACAAAATCATCAGTATTCGCATGAGGTTCTTAAATTCATGGCACAACAACAAACCAATAAACCTAAAGATATGAAAGTGTGGGCAAAACGCATTATTGCTAATCCTAAAAACTATCCAGCTATATCTTTAAAGTTTGCAAAGGAAGCTTTGGTGGCTAAATGATAACCATAGGTAAATCAGAATTACACAATATAGATTGCATGGCTTATATGGCTACTTTGCCTGATAAAGCATTTGATTTGGCTATTGTTGATCCGCCTTATGGTATTGGTGAAAGCGGTGATAGAAACAAATCAAGAGGTAAATTAGCAGTTTCTAAAGACTATAAAGCATTTTCAGGAAATGATTTAGAGCCGCCATCTATTGAATATTTTAAAGAATTACAAAGAGTTAGTAAAAATCAAATTATTTGGGGTGCTAATCATTTTATGGATCGCATTGCCAAAGCTAGTTCATGTTGGATTGTTTGGGACAAAGTAAATGGTGCAACTGATTTTGCAGATAGCGAATTAGCTTATACATCATTTAAAACTGCTGTTAGAAATTTTAGATTTCAATGGCAAGGAATGTTACAAGGCGATATGAAAAATAAAGAAATTCGCATACATCCTACTCAAAAACCTGTAAAACTGTATGAATGGTTATTAGCTAACTATGCTGAAAAGAGTCAAAAGATATTAGATACTCATTTAGGTTCAGGTTCTATTGCTATTGCTTGTAATAATCTAGGATTTAATCTTGTAGGGTGTGAATTAGATGAAGATTATTATGAAGCCGCTTGTGATAGAGTTAATAAAGCAACAGCTCAAGTGAGGTTATTTGAATGATAGAAGTCAAGTGGAAAAAGATAAGTAATTATTGCATCGAACATAATCATATTTATATTTCAAAGTATAATATTATGGATGGTCAGCGATTTGCTATGTGGCATAACACAAAACTAATAAAAATATTTAATACAGCAAAGGAAGCTAAAGATCATGCAATTTCACTTATCAAAACAATCAATGCCAACGCTGATATTGGAATTAAATCGGTTACTAGAAAAAAATCAACTATTACTGATTACAATTAAATCAAATGATACGCGTTCTAAAGATCAAAACAAGCGGCTTTGGGGTTATCTTTATAAGTCTGTCGGTGATTTTCTTGGGTATTCAAGTATGGAAATACATTATTTGTGCGGTGCTATGTTTCTTACATCCGATATAACCATTCATGGTAAAACTATTCAACACACTAAAAGCACAACTGATTTGACTGTTTCTGAAATGGCAGACTATATGACGCAAATTGAAGCGTATTTTGCACAATTTGGATGGTCTGGCGAATGATCACAATTCCATTAGATCAAAATATAATTTATTACTGTCGTGGTTTATTAAAAAATAATAATTTTGGTCAGCGTGGCATAGCTGATGGAAACCAATCCGAACAATTGCGAGGTATAGTTGGTCAATGCATGGTTATGGATTTGCTTGGTTTAGCATTAATGGAAGCTGATGGATTTGATAAAGGCATTGATTTTACATTTAATGGCAAAACTTATGATGTTAAAACAATGGGCAGAACTGTTGATCCGGAAGATTATTATGTAAACAATCTTATTGGGCATCAAATAAATTACAAAGTTGATCGTTATATATTTTGCAGTTTAAACAAAATTAAGATGAATTTAACGATATGCGGATGGATTGATAAGGATAAATTTGCAGAAAAAGCAAATTTTTACCCATTAGGAATGGAAAGAACACGCTCTGATGGCACTTCTTTTAAAACTAAAGCTGATCTATATGAAATTCCTAATAATCTTTTAAATCAAATCAATTCAATTAATGATCTAATTACATTATGACTAAAGACGAAAGAAAACATTATGACAAACTGGTTCAGATTGGGTGCATTGTTTGTAGGAATCTTGGCTTTGGTTATTCAGCTCCACATATTCATCACATTAGGCATGGGGCTGGATTGGCTATGCGTAGCCATTGGAGTATGGCTATCCCTTTATGTCCAAATCATCATCAAAATGGTGGTTATGGAGTGGCACTTCATTCAGGGCAAAAGACATTTGAAGCAAAATATGGCTCGGAAGTAGATTTATTGCAACAAACTTTAGACTTGCTAAATAAGAAAGGATAAGTATGGTAGAATTTATGATAATTGCCATTTGCATTTTTATGGCTTTACAGGCTTTTAAATAAGGATCAAATATGGACAAAAAGGTATATTCAATTAAAGAAGCTAAACAGGATTTAGACACAAAGCCAACGATTGGTGAATTTTGTTTAACTATGCTTCATCAAGGCACTAATTCACACATTATTCATTTACAAACTAAATCCAGAACTGAACACAAAATCTTGCAAAAGTTTTATCGTAGAGTTGTGGAAAAAGCAGACGATATTATCGAAATGTGGCAAGGCGTAAATGCTCCACAAATTATTGAATATCCTGATAAATGGATTCCGCCTTTAAAAAATGGTTTAGATGACATTATGCGATTTAGAAAATACATGGAAGATAATCGAGATGTATTAGGTGATGATTCTGGATTACAAAACCAAATGGATGACATGATGGAATTAATTAATGCCATTGTTTATAAAGAATCACGATTTGTTGAAAAGAAAGGTCCATAATGCAAGATAAAACATTAAAAGAAGCAGTCCAATACATTGCTAATATATATAAATCAGTTGAGCAAGAAGCTAAATCGTGGAAATTTAACCAAAGTGATCTTGATGCTGAATTAAAGAAAACCAATCCAATGACAGTTGAATATGGTATTTTAATGATGATTAAACAAAGCGTAGATGCCAAGAACGCCACAAAGCACTAAATGTCGTGAATTAGGATGCATGAATCCTAAAACTAATAGATCAACATTTTGTGAACAACATGGTGGCGGCGCAACTGAAAAGATTAAACAAAATAGTAAGCTATATTCAACATCCTATTGGAAACAAGTTAGATTACAACAATTAAGCGCACAACCATTATGTGCTTGTTGTTTGTTAGAAGGTAAAGTAGTTCAAGCAACAGTTGTGGATCATATATTTCCACATAAACAAGATTCGGATAAATTTAAAGTAAATAATTTTCAAAGTTTATGCCCATCTTGTCATACAAATAAAACATTAGAAGAAAATAATGGAAAATATCTTTATTACTCACCTAATGGAATAATTACTTATACCGAAGCAGACTATGGCAAAATTATTGACCAAACAGAATTTACGAAAGATTTATAAATTATTTTGCACTTTACCGCCATTCAATGAATACAAAATGCCACAACCACAAAAAGTCCAATTCGGAATCATTGATAGTAATGATGTATTGGGTTATTTTCATTCTGAACCTTACAGAATTGAAATTGATGTAGCTAATGACAGTTGGCTGAAACTATCGGAAACTATGTTGCATGAAATGGTGCATTTATGTAGATGTCATAATAATCACAATGACTTTACAGAGCATAATGCCAAATTTGACATATATGCAAAAAGGATTTGTTCGTTATATAATTTTAATTTAGAGGAGTTTTAAAATGAAAGAAAAATTAAAGCAATTAGGCGATTTTTTATTAGAAGTTGCATTATTTGGTTTTAGAGTATTTTTATCTGTTTCATTTGCGCTTGTGAATGAATTAGTTGTTGTTTTAACCAAATTAGACACATTAATCAATAAAGAGATTACAAAAGTTGATGTTCAAGTTGCAAAGCCAGTTCAAGCAACACCAGCTCCAACAGGATTGACAATCAATTGAATTGGTTAATACAAATTGCTCCAACTATTGCATCAGCATTAGGTGGACCATTAGCTGGAATTGCCGTAACTGCATTATGCAAAGCAATGAATTTGAATGAACATGAAGTTCAAGGCATTATTCAAACTGGAAAATTGACATCAGATCAAATTGAGCAAATTAAGTTGGCTGAAATTGAATTAAAACGCCAACAACAAGAATTAGGTCTTGATTTTGAAAAATTGGCAGTTGCGGATAGTGTTTCTGCTCGAAATATGGAAATTGTTACAAAATCTCATATTCCGGCAATTTTGGCATCAATTACAACAATTGGATTTTTTGGTATTTTAATTTTATTGT